TCAAGCTTGTTCAATGTCATTAACACTTTTCACAAGTTCGAAAGTTACATTTTTTATATCATCAGTATTAATTTTTACATTTTCCCTATCTTTTTGTAGCTCTTTATGCGACTCTAATGTATATTTACCGCCATTCTTTGTATTTATGACAATGTTACCTTTAGGTAAATGCTCTCCCATATATAAGCCATAAGAAATATGAGCAAATCTTATGATATGATCCAATTCTTTTAAAGTGACGACTTCTTTATTAAGCGTAATATTCCTCTTAGGTGTATACACTCTACCAGCAACTGTGTAAGTCCCTTCCAAATGTATACGAACTTGGTTTTCATTTAAAGGTCTCTCTGAATAAACCCAATTCCTAGATTTATTAGATTTTCCGTTTATTGTATTTTGGCTGTATCTATCGTAAAGTTTTTTAACCAAAGCTTTTTCTGAATTATTTGGTACTTCTTTAACTTTTAGTAATTGTTTATCATGTACACTTGAGGAATCCTGTATCGATGCATCTGCTTTTGAATTTATTCCAAATATTCCCGAATAGATGATACCTAGCGAAAGAATAGATTTTAATACGATTGAATTTTTAGAATGATGTTTTTTGAACATATTTAATTACCTCCTTGATGTAAATCTTTATTTGCTACAATTATAAAAATAATAGTCGTGTTCATGAATTAAATTCATCTTAACTCTTGATTAACTTTAATTTGCTACAACTCCGAATTTAATAACTATAAATCGTCTACACTTAATTGGACAAAATCTATGAGAATAGAATTTGTTAATTTAAAATAGTAAGCAATTCAAAGTTATATGTGTAATAGATAAAATAGATATCTCTATAGTGATGCGTTACTAGTTAAACGTAATAACACTTTAGAAGATAATGAAGTTAAGGAGTTACTGGATTGTTTCGACTATGTAATTAAGTATAAAAAAACATCCAACGATAAAACGTAATTATAAAATGGTGAAATCTATAGTGTAGCTGGTGGTCCTATCGACTCGAACAAAATTAGCAACATTATTAAAGGGGGCACTATCAAAGAGACAACTGAATTTAGTTCCATTAAGAAGTCTGTAACAACGCACACATTACGTCACACACATATATCTACACTTGCTCAATTAGGAATTAACTTAAAAGCAATGCAAGAGTATGTAGGTCATTCAGATTATAAAAAAATCTAGAGATATACACACATGTTACTAATCAGATGGCAAAAGATATGATGAATAAATTGAGAAGATTGGGGAGTTAAAAACTATGAACAGAAAAACACCTAAAACTACTGATGGTTTAATGAGACATATAAGAGACAATAAAGGTATCCAAATAAATGGTAGCACGGAAAAAATCCAGTTACGAAACATCGGCTATTTTCATGGATTCAAAGGGTATAATTTCTTTTTAAACAAAGAGGAAGTACTTAATTTTGAAAAATTCAGCGAATTACAAGCTTTATACAGTTTTGATACAGAAATTAAAAGCCTTTTCTATAAACACGTTATGTTCTGTGAAACGGCTATTAAAAATAGATTGCTAGAAATAGTTTGTGCAAACTCTGGCTTTGATTTAGATAGTTTATTTCAAAAATCATTAACATATTATAAAAGTTATAGTCCCGGTAGCTCAAAATATAAAAAGCATTTAAAAAATACTACTAGACTAAGAAGAGATATTTACGACATGATCCATGAACATTGTAATTCAAAACCTTACATTTATCATTACATACATCAAGATAGAACCGTGCCACTATATGCCGTATTTGAATTATTCACTTTAGGAAATCTGGTATTTTTCACTCGTTGCATGTCCCAAAATTTGAATATAGAAGCTCAAAAACAACTAAAATTATACTCCCCAGCATTTGATCAAAGTAAAGATATACTAGGTGACATCATTGATTGTATGAAAGGCTTAAGAAATGCTATAGCTCACAATGGTGTACTTTATGACTGTAGATTTAAAACTGGAGAGACAAGTAATAGATTAAAAGAATATTTAGCAGTAAAAATGGATATACACAATTTAGATTTCGACAGAATAATTGATTATCTCATTTTATTAATTCTAATTTGTTCTGGTCTCTCTTATTCTAAAGCAGAACTCCAAAGAATTATAAGGCAATTCGAACAAAACCTTGATTCTTTACGATCAAAGATAAGCGAGTCGACATATGATAAAATTATAGGCGTTCGAGCAAGACCTAAATTAAGAAGTTTAAAGAACTTTATCAATAACCTTGATTTTTATCTAAAAACAGATTAATATTATATGTAAATAGCGGTGCATATCTGCGGAATGCACTTGAGGTTAACTGTTACTGACGGTTGCCTCTTTTTTTATGCATCTAAATTCATATTATTTTTGCGATATAAACATATCTTTGTGCAAATTCCGAACACAAAACACTCACATCATCCTTTTTTGCCCTTTTTCTATATCCCAAAACACAAAAACCCCCGCAAGCCTATGCCTACGGGGTTTGACAATAAATTATATATTATTGTTCTTCTTTTATATAGGTGTATTTTATATCATTTCATTCACTATCAAAATACCTTTATATCAATAATTATATGAGTATGCTTCCAACAACCATATTCATACCCTTGCCCTTTATTTCAAAATTATGCCCTTTTTTCGCCCTTTTTTAATCACCGCGTAAGTATGTAATAACAAATGATTATGAATGCTTATTTAAATCGCTATAAGTATTGTCATATCAATATTTAAGTTGTCTATTACATTGTGCGCAAAATGTTAAAATTGTAAAAATGATGTTAATTTGTGGCAACAATAGAAACAATTTATAATCCAATTAATTTTCTATTTTTTTATCTTTATACTGTTTGAAATAATCCTCTTCTAAATGATTTAATTCAATATTTTCAATTTGTAATGTTACGTGTTCTAAACCATATTTAGTTTTAAGTAAATTAGAAACTTCATTTATAGTTTTGTATGGAGAATCAACAAGTTTGTCACTTAAAACTACATGTGCGCTTAATGAACTGTGGTTAGTTGTTATATTCCATAAATGGAATTCATGAATATCAATAACGCCATTTATCTCTTTCATACTACCAATAATTTCATCAGTATTATACCCTTCTGGAACACTTTCCATTAGTATCTTCCAAGCATTCTTTATAATTTTATATCCTCCATTTAATATAACTAAAGAAATTACTATACTAATAATTGGATCAATAATTTCCCATCCAGTAAAGTGAATTAAAACTACTGCAATTATAACGCCTAGTGAATTCAGTAAATCTCCCATAAAGTGCCATAATGCGCTTTGTATATTAACATTATTTTCTTTTTTTAGTGATCTAACTAAAATTAATGTCAACACAATATTTACAATTAAACCAAGTATAGCTATGAACATCATAGTTCCACTTTCAACAGATTGGGGTTTAATTATTCTTATTATTCCTTCATACATTATTCCAAGAGAAATTATAATTAAAGCTAATCCATTTAGAAAAGCAACAATAATCTCTAATCTTAAAAACCCATAAGTATAATTTTTAGTAGGTTTCTTACTTGCGAAATAAATGGCTAGCATAGACAACCCTAATGCTAGTACGTCACTCAGCATGTGAAATGAATCTGACAGTAAAGCTAGTGAATTGGTATATATTCCTCCAACAAATTCAACAATAGTAAATATCAAAGTAATTATTAATGATAGCCAAAGTGTAAGTCTAGAATTACTTTGAAACTTCCTGTGTTCCACATGATGAAAATACTTTATTTGATCATTCATTGTTTTTCTCCTTTTAATTTAACTTTTATAAATAATACAATACATTTCTTTAAAAGTATATTTTTTTACATAGTTACACAAACCCATTTCCCACTGCAACACAGGGCGTTTCTCAGCGTCTTAAAATAAAAAAACGCCACTCGTAAGTGACATTAAAAAATATCTTTTATAACATATCCAGTATTTTTGTTTGATCTGGAAAATTCATTTTTGTATATAGGTCATCTATAGTAATTGTATAGAAAGAATGTGAATAATTACTTATTAGTTTATCCATATTTTTCACCAATTTTATGTAATCATGTTTATTCAAAAATAGACATAGTGAAATCAACAAATCGAATACATAACTACCATTCATTGTAGGAACGTATTCTTTATCGTATATTTTGTTATAATTGGCGAATATATTAGCTCTACTTTTAGCCCTGTCTATTTTATAATCATACAATCTTTCTTCATGCGCACACACGTTACGAAACATATGTGCTTGTTGTAGTATACTGTCTACATCTGATGGAGTTATTTGAACACGTGTTTTATAATCTCTTTCCAATTTCCTTTTATAGTCTTTAGCAACTTCCAATCGAAGATCATCATCCAAATTGGAATACATTTTTGAAACATTACCTAAAGTTAAATAATTCACCAATATCCATAGTGGCACTCCATTATGAGTATTAATATAATGTTTTAATGGTTTATTTTTTCTATTACTCATAACCGAGCTAAATGTAGCAACCATTTTCACGATGCTATCTGTCTTACTTGTGTCAGATGAATAATTTTTAAAGTATAAATATGAATGTGGTTCTCTATATTTTTCGCTAAAATAATATGAAATTCTTGATTTAATATGAGTTTCAAATACTAACAAATACTCTAATAAAACATTCCTAAATTTTCTATCTAGTTTGTATAAAGAAAAGACTTCTTTAAAATGAGTACCTTGCTTATATTTATCAGGAACCAAAAAATTACCATTAACATCTAGTTCTAAAAATAAATCTTTATAACCATTTATGATATTATAATAATTTTCATTTTCTAAATCTCTTTTAGCACTACTCGGTACTTCCATTCCTCTTCTTCTTAGAATTTTCAATTGTTTATTATGACTTTCAAATGGCTTCATAAATTTACCCCTATAAAAGTAGCCATAACCCGAATAGAGTTATGGCTAGATCGTTATATATATAATACATTTAATTTTATCGGTTGTAAATAAATAAGAAATAACAAAAAGAGATATTTTACACAATTACCTCCTTTATTTTATTGCTACTCCTCAAACCCACCAATATTATCAATAAACACTGGTGTTGTTACATTTAAGTCTACTTTCTCAGTAAATAAGCTATGGTATCAAACTAATTAGTATTAATTTATAAATAGCATAGCTTCATTTTCTTCAATCCTCTAACGGTATATCATCCACAATCACAGTATGGTTAGGATTAGCGTTAGATACATCTTTTACAGTTTTATCTAATTCCTCATCGTCTCCGTCCCATTCACCAATGTTAATGAATATAGGAACATCCCCGTTGATATCATGCTTATCTGTAAATAACTTATGGTATTTACCCAACATATCACGAGCTTTTAAACGATCACTTGGCTTAATTGGCACCTCTATCATTTCAACATGTTCATTATAGACTAACTGTACTTTGCCACTTTGTGGATTCTCTTTATATTCCCCACGCTTGACCACAACTTCTTTCGTTTCTGTTTCGTCACCGACTGCCGCATTCGTAAGCACATGTAGTAACTCTTTTGCAGTTAATACATTCTCATCTATAATCTTATCTTTTTGTTCTTGTATATATTGCTTGATGTGTGGCTTCTTTAATAACCTACATCCTGTCACATGTGCACTATTTGCGCTATAGCCTGCTTTTATGGCACTTTGTGTTACATTAAGTGTTCTTATATACTCATTCACAAAACGCGCTTGTTTTGCCGTTAACTCACTCATTCTATCACCTCCACAATTTTATCTAATAAGGTTTCATACCATAATCTTACAGATTGTTCTGAACACTCTAAGACATTGCTAATATCTTTAAAACTACGTCCTTGTATTAAAGAATCGAAAATATAAAACTCTTTGTCATTAGCTACTTGGTCAACAATCATTTCTAAGTGATTCTTTACAATATGATCATCAATGTTATCGTCTGCCATCCATTCATTAGAATTTTCATCACCTATTGAAAATAATTCATCGGTATTTATTTCATCATCTATCAACACATCACTTCTAGTTCGCTTATGATAATCACAAACGAAGTCTTTTATTTGCTTTTTATCCATTGTTACACCACTTTTACATATGAAGATTGGTGATATGCATTTACTCGTGCAATCTTACTGTTTTCAATTGCTGTATTTCTTTGTTTTTGACGTTCTGAACGTTGTTTAATACTTGCTTGATACAAATCAACCTGTAAGCGTTCAATGACGCTGTATGGCTTATATCGTCCATTTGAACGCATATATTTTACAACTTGCTTCTGCTCTTTTTCTGTATAATGATTTAGTACCGTTTTCAACAACACCATATTACTTATAGATCGATTTTTATAGTTTTGTAATCCTGCTTTTGTTTCAATAATTTTGATAACTAGTTTTTCAATTGGATATGAGACAGAGACGACCCCCATCATTTCATCACATGTTGTGGTCGACGCACTCATATGGTACATACTTTCAATTTGGAATTCACACATCTTAATTTTTTTATTAATAAAAGTTGGGTTAAATTGCGTTAATAGTTGATACTCAGATAGTTTATTGTCGCCATTACGATAATATAAACAATTCTTCGTTTTAAGCAGTTTCATTTATTCACCCCTATAAACAGAGCCTACCCGAATTGGATAGGCAATCATTGCTATTTAATAATCCTGTTTTGCTTAGCTAAATTTTGTAGCGTTGTACCATATTGCTTTTGCTTAGACTGTTCTGATTGTTGTAACTCACTTGAAATCTCCTGCATATTGTTTTTAATATCCAAATCAACTGCATTTATTAATAGATTTGTATCTTCTTCATTTAAACCAAATGCATTTGCGACCTTTTTAGTATTATTTAACTCGTATTTTGTTTCCATTTAATTACCCTTTCTTTTTAACGTTTTAAAAACAACTTGTTATTGTGTTCGTATGGCAAATCATTACCATTAATATATGATGTAAATATATTTTCTCTAAAGTAGCCATTCAATGCTTCCCTAGCCTCTTTATCATCATATAATTGTTCTTGACTATAAATACTCGCATATTGCTGATGCTCATCTTCATATCTATCATTAATATCTTCTATTTCATCAATGATCTCATTATATGCATCGACTACCTTTTTTAATTTACCTAAAGCTGATTGTTTTTCTGATTCATATAATGATGACAACTCGCTTTGATGTTTTAATAACTCAATTGTCTTTTGATATTTAACTTCTTTCGACACACTTTTCTTTGTCTCTAAGCGTTTATTAAGTGCTTTTAGTTTCTTTTCATCAGCATCTGTTGCTTGATATAGGTTATCTGCCTTGTCATCTTGTCCATCCATGATTAACTGTTTGTATGTGGACTTATCTAACTTTATTTTACTTTCCAATGCATTACGCTCTTGTTCCAATTCTTGTATAGCCTTGCGTTGATCTAATACAAATTGGTTGTATTCTTTAAAGTACGATTCAGTTTTCATTTTTATCCCCTTTACACTTCAATTCGTTTCAAAGCTTCATAGCGTTTCATACTGCCATCAGCTAGCTTTTTAATACTTATCATCGCTTGTTGCTTTTCTTGTTCTGTCGTAATAATGTAGTAACCACGTTCACTAGGTTTATAACTACATCCGATAGGATAGCCATAATCATATACTAATGAATTGATTACTTTTCTTAACCATCGTTCATTGCTTGAATTATATTCATATCCTAATTGATTTAAGATTTTAGTTTTAGTAATATACTTATTGGACGTATTTTTTATCACATTGAAAACTTGCAGGTGTTCGGTGGGTAAATGATACGTCTCTTTTTCTGCGATACCTTGCATTTCTACACCTCTTTCTTTTGATTATTCCATACCTAAATTATACCATTTTTACAGGTCTAAAACAAACTTACGTTCGCTTTGCGTCGCGTTTTATCAGTTGTTTAGCTTGTCGCATATAACGCTTATAAAACCACATTAAATAATTAATAAAGAGCCTTTTACATCACAGCAATACAGAACTTAAGTTCGATATAATAGAGCGAACAAATTGCGAACAAACTTAACTTTTAGACTATACCAAAAACACAAACTTTAGCTTGTATTAGCATCACCAAAATTCGTATACATTGCTATAACCTTATTATTTTTATTAGGAGCCACACACTACATGTGACCCCTCATAACATTATTTACTCAAGCTATAGTAAGACGCTTTTAGATTATTCAATTTACATTCTAAAGCCTTGTAATCCTCTTGTGTCGCATTCTCATCTTGTACAAACTCAGTTACTAATTTTAACCCCTCAACTAACTCTGGTGCTGGTTCATTGATTCCTGTAGCTAACTGATACAACATTTCAATATTCGCTATCACATCAGTATTACTCGATTGAATGCCCTCAAGTGTATCGGTATCAAATCCATTTTCTAGGTACTCAAACACATCACTATTATTTGATTCTGCATATGTTTGTAATCCATACATAAAATACTCATCTTCAAATAATTGACTGGCCATCATATCGCTAATAGAAAGCTGTTTACCATCATGTAACTCATAGCCTACATAATGACCTTCTATGCTTCTTATAAGCCCCTCAGTGTGCTTAGGTGACGCTAATTCAAATGATTGCCTTACTTTACAATCTTTAATATATACATGACCGAATAACTTGCTGTTCATTATCACATAAACCATATCAAATGGATCATTGTATAACTTAAAGCAACATGGTTTCACTTTACTATGTTCTAATAATCCCGTGTAACATCTTAATAACGTGCCTGCTCGTGTCTCAAATTCATTTACGATAGTTTCTATGTTCATTGTGTTATCTCCTCTTTATTTATTCTTAACACCATAGGTACCCATGAGGGCACGTCCGTTTGTTGTCCATCTTCTGGATAACAAATAGCTAATGGTAAATTAGGAACTCTACCATCCAACAAATAACGCATTACAAAACTACCTCTATACACTAAATCAAGTTGTTCACTTTTAACTAATTCAATCAACGCAAACATTGTAATTTTGTTCCATCCACTCCAAAACACAATATTCTCATCCTTATCGTGTGTGATACTAGTTCTCCCTATATAGTCGTGATTTATTTCTTTAAACAAATCTTCTAACTGATATATCGGTATCTCCTTATATTCTTTCACATATTCGTATATATACTTTTTAAGTTGTTCTTTATCCATGTGTAACCTCCAGCATTAATTTGGTGTTTTTTTACTTTTAGTGGGGATTAGTACCCAGTGAGTCCCCAGTGTTTTTTTACTTCGGGTACTATCAAACTCTTGTCACTACGTTACTTTATGCAAAAAGTACCCGTTGTACCCGTGTTTTATATAATAGAAAATCTGTATTATATAAATTATTCTCACAAAACAACTTATTTTAATTAAACACTATTAATAAACATTGGGTACTTCGGGTACTAATAACTTTAGACGCTTGATATTACTGTGTTTATTGAGTACCCGTTAAACATTTATTTATGGGTACTCAACGGGTACATGCGGGTACTACTCAATAATTAGAATTAGGATTGTATGAATTTGAAAAATCAAATCCCAATTCTTCTAGTACTTCTTGCCTTATAGCAAATCCCCTATACTTTACTGTTTGATGTTTGACCTGTTTTTGTAACCTGTCTTTTTCACCTTTAATTAAATATCCTTTTTTGTCCCATTGTCCTGTGATGGTTTGTAATTCGTGTGTTAACTTCTCTTTGACTGTTTCACCTAATATGCATAAATAATCACGTTTATATATAGCTTTGATGTCCCCGTTTTTGACTGAACTATATCCATCACCAGCGATATTATTTCTATTTGCATCTAAATATTGTAATAGTTCCTCTAACAGTTGCTTAGGTTTATCAATCGTCTTATTGTTTTTAACCATGCTGTCATAGGCTTGTTCAATAATTTTAAAATGGTCATGTTCAAATCCATCAATATCATTCAAAACCTCACCGGTAACTTGTAGTAACGCAAAGGCACGTCCTAAACGTTGCATGATTTCATTACTACCTTTTTGATTAAAATACCGTTGATAGCTTTCAAAAGCGTTCTTATACACGTCTTTTTTAGACTCATATTGTTTAATAAATGCCAACCCTAACGTTCCATAGTTCTCCCTAAACGATTTGTCTAATGTGGTAAAATCAAAATTATCTGGATATGGTTGATCTTGTAGTGTAACTACACGTGCTGATACACCCGATTTTTCATCGGCCATATTTGCGATAGATGATTCACCAGTAGAAATTAAAATATTTCGCCATTCTTTTTTAGCATTTAGCGTTAAATTAATATTACTTCTTGATTTGCTTTCGCCACTAGAAAAGTTATATGTGGCACTGGTAACAAACTTAGGATGTGTATTACGTGTATCATCTTTAAACATTGGAAATGAGTTCAAAAATGATGCCATTGATTCAATACTATTTTGAGTAGAACTCCATGTCGTAATAAGGTCACTGGTTCCCCAAACACTTGATACTAAGTTGAGTGTGAATGTTTTACCTGTGGATGTACTACCTGATATTTCTACAATAAAGGGTTGTAATCCAAATTCTCTTAATAAAACTGAGCCTAAAGATGCATATAACATAACCATTACCATTGGTAGATCTTTTATTTGACCGAACACTTTTTTAGAGTAACCTTCTAATGTTCCTTTGCTTTGAAAAGAGTCTATTAACTTTTGAAATCCTTTATCATTACTAAACAACTTGATATTGCTGTCTTTCATCACTTCTTGATAAGGATAAATAAAATAACCTTTCACATGTCCCAAGCGCGTTGCAACTTTAACATTTAATGGTGGATTATACCGTTTAGATACATTAATATAGTCAACAAGTTTAGTAGATGTCGACGATGTTACATCTAGCTTTTTATTAACCAATTTCAAGAGTTGACGACTATCTGAAATTTCTTCGGCGCTCACTGCTATATTTACAGGCGTTTTATTGTCATAGAAAAGCATATTAAAGCTGACTTCGTTACTCTCAATATCTTCAAAGCGTTCAGTAATTTGAGGGATTGTATTTGTGATAAAAACCTTTTTATCTGGTTCACCTTCTTTTTTACTTGGTATAAGTTGATATAAGGCAACACCGCATTGATGATGTTCAATTTCATAGCCTTTCGGTATAATTTCTTGCAAGGCACTATCTTTTTTATTAATTTTTTCAATTTTATCAAGTACATCACTTTTACCTGTTTCCATACAAAGCCCCTTTCTAATTGTTATAGTGTTTATTTAATATCGATTGAAAAGTGGCGTTGATTTCTTGTTCTTTCATAGGTGGTTTACATGCGAATTGCCCCCATAATAAAGCATATGAATACACAATATAATCATTGACGCGACATCTTAATAAATGCCCAACTAAGCTAGCTAGTGCATTGTTACGATTGCCTTCGGTTGTTCCAAAGCTTAACTCACGCCAGTACGCACTATCATGTCGCGTGTATCCTTTGATATTAGGACTAGCATTTGATTGTTCAAACTCCTTTGACCACTGTTCGAGCATATCAGCATTCATAATTGGACAGTCATTCACTCGCTTAATAAATATGTGTCCTTTTTGAATAACTGGTAACGCAAAACATCTACTTGGCTGATATGAACCTTCATCAACTTTGTGGCCAATTTTATTCGCTAATACTTTTGTATAATTACGATAATCATCTGCACTTATTCGCTCATTTAGAGGGATATACAGACGTATTCTAGCTTGTTCAGTTCTGTGCGAGTAACTTGTGTGCCAAAACCATGCAACATTGCTTAAAGCTGAGCTGATTGCTTCATGTAATTGCTTTAAATCATTTATTTCATCATAATCAAGTACAATCACATCTCTGTATATGACATTTTTATCGTTTCGATGCTTTTTGATAATTTCACCATGATCATTTGCACCGTTTTTAATATCACCGTAAACAGCAACACCACGTGCATACTTATAATTTGCTTCTATAGGTACAGACAGTTTATTAACCAACTTACTCCAATTAATTTTTGAAAAGCTATTAAATGAACGTGAGTCTAAACTTTCATAATGTACCACTGAAACATGTGTGTCATATTCTAATTTAATTTCATTCATTTTTTGCACCTCTAGTGATTCACAGAGTAAAAAATGTTATAATAAACATGTGTAATTTCTAAATTACTCTGTGATTTTTAATTTTTGTGCGTCATCTGATACCTCGCCAAAGTTCTCAGATGATGCTTTTTCTATTTCATGAAATTTTTGTATAAGTTCACCGAATTCTTTTAAGTACACATGTAATAACTCAACTGTATGTTCATTTTGTATCCGATGTTCTAAATAGCTAGCAGAAAAATTAATATGTTCCCGTTTTGTTTCTAATTCATTTTTTACAAATCTATCTTCAACAAACCAAGCATGTTTGGTAGCTACATCATTAATTTTTTGTTTTATCACTTCAATGTCACACATTAAATCTTTAATTTCCCAATTCATTTATAGTTCCTCCACTTCAATATTTCCCACAATGTAATCTAATGCCCACTCTAACATTCCAATCACGTGTCCTTTGCGATCTGTTGTATGTTTATGTTCACCTTTTTCATCTATGACACTATAACGGTAAACGTGTTGTGTTTCTTTCATGACATCACTTAGCGTCATTGTTACTTCATCAAGAATTAAAAATGCTTCATCTTCAAAATCTAATTCAGCAAGAATATTGAACAATCCATTATGAAATAACTTTAAAGCATATTCATAAAATGCTTTATCCTGATAATGATAGTCTTTATCGGATTGGAACTTATCTTCCTCGTATAATATTATTTCTAATATTTTAACCACTTTTGATAATTGATATTTTTGTTTGATTTCCATCTTAACTACCTACTTTTTTCTTATTTTTAATTTCTGTAATTTTTGATAAATCCATTTCTAAACACGCAACTTGAACATCTTTACTAACATCAGGAAAGTACTGTTCAAATACTTTTGGCGGTATATTTAACATTAAATTATGTTGAGTATCTTTTATGTTGTACCAGCCAACTACTGTTTTTGTAATAATCACTTGTTTTCGCACGTTGTAATCTCTCCTGTTAAATTAAATCCATAAGTTACCATCATGCCGTACACACTAAAAGCAACATACATATTCGATATTGATAGTAATAATATTGTCAACAATGAAACTAAGCAGATATAAACTAAGTACCTTTTCATTGCCTTGCCTCCTACATCCATTTTTTATGACGCGCCTTCATGTACTCCTCGAATCGCGGAATACTGATAACAATCATTGTTGATGATAACGAGTAATATAAATCATCAACACCTTTAGAATCTTTTTCCCACTCTTTTAAAATGCGATTCACCGAACTATATGAAATTCCAAAAATACTAGCTAGTGCATTAGGCTTCGCAAACAACGGATTTACTACAACTTGCTTCGGTTCTGTAACTGTATTTTCTTTTGATGGAAAATCTTGCAATTTTGTTCTAGGCATTTATTTACCCCTCTCTTTTTCTTCTATAAAGATGAAAATATCTTTTATATCAACATTGAGTCTTTTCGCTATTTTATTAGCTGTTTTTGGGGATGTCGTTCTTTTACCATTAACAATGGAATTCAAAAAGTTAGAATTAACTTCTATTTCGCTTGCAAAATCTTTTAAACTCAATCCTTCAAATGCAATCAAACGTTTCAAATAATTCACTTTAGCAATCATAAAAACACCTCCTCACGCTTAATGTTTGTAAACTTCAATTTTGTTTACAAACAAATAGTAACATCTTAGCTTTCTTTTGGCAAGTTTTTATTTACTTGTTTACGAACAATAAGAATAAAAGTATAATAACCAACATAGACAATAGGATATTTACAGGAGGATTGATAAAACATGCAACAAAATAGTCTTAAAGATTTTTCAAACATTCTTAAAAAATTTAGAAAAGAAGAAGATTTAACTTTAGATACTCTTTCAAAGTACTTAGGTGTATCAGATGTGTATGTTAGTAAATTAGAAAATGGTAAGCGTTTTCCATCTAAAAATATTTTATTTTGGTATGTATTGTTTATGGATCAATCTCAAATGCATGATGATATTGAAAAATTACTAACTATATTTAGTGAAAACAAAAAAATAAGCTATGAACAATTGAGAACAGAATATGACCAGTTTGTTAAAAAATTCCAAGAAGAACAAAAAAAGCATTCAAGTAAAATCCAAAGAAAAGAAATTAAACTTACTATGAACGAATTTAATCAATACCAAATTGAGGAAATAGACGAGCCTTACTTTGATTTAAAATGGCTATTAAACCAGTCTGAATATAAGCTATTTTATAGTGGCATAGATAACAAAAATTCTTTTGGTTTTAATGAAGTTTTATCAGAAAGTGACAAAAAAATGTTAAGTGAGATTGTTAATTCAGTAATTCAAAGAATATATAATGATGAAAATCAAAAATAATACAAAATTAAACAAAGGGGAAAACAATGAAAATTAATAAATGGATAATCTGGGTTATTTTATTTTCTAGTTTATTTGGTATTGCAAACAAAGGTATTAGTATTATTGCTTTTATTTTATCAATAGTTGCTTTAACCAAATTTGTACTAGTTGATAAAAAATCCATTAATACTAATGCAGAAAACAACAATACAAAGGTTCAACAACCAAAACAAACTAGTAATAAAGAATTTAAACAAAATGAACGTTTAAGGAAGAAAGAAGAAAAAATTAAAGAAAAAGAGCGAGCTAGAGAACAAGAAAAACAAATTGCTATTCAAAGATCACATGATTATTTCGGTGTAGATTTTATTGATGCTAATGTAACAAATTCAAAAGCTACAGCTTACTACAATAAAATTAAAACTGATACTGAACATGTAATTGATGTAGTTAATGCTAGGGCTACTAAAAATGTCAAAAATTATAAACGATATGGCTATCATCTGGAAACAACTGATAAAGGTATTTTAATTTTAACAACCGAAAACATTTATTTCTTAACTGCTCAAAATGGCTTTGCTAAAACGGTTTACCCTATTAAAAATGTAAATGGTATAAATACAAGCATGGCTAACCTTTATATCACTTATGGTCGAACTAAACACATTTATAACGTTGAGGGTTGGAAAAGAAGTGACTTATTCATGAAAAATTATATTAAATATTTCTACAGTTAAAACATGTTATTCATAATTTTAAGGAGGCTCATTCACATGTGGCATGAGAAATTTACTAATAAGCATGGATACGTTCAATATAGATTCTATGAGAAGTACAAAGACCCACTCACAAACAAATGGCGACGTGTTAGTGTGGTACTTAATAAGAATGGTAAGCAGTCACAAAAAGAAGCTCAAAGGCTCTTAAATGAGCGTATAGAGGCAAAAATGAATGATAAGACACCTACTACACTTAAGTCACTAACTTTCCATGCTTCATGTGATGAGTGGTTAGAGTATTATAAAAATCATTCTGGTTCAAAGGCTACAACAATCAAAGAAAAGATTAGCAATACAAATACAGTTAAAAGTGCCATTGATAAAGAAGTGCTGATAAACAACATCACACATACATACCTACAAGATATTATTAACGAGTGGGCTAAATTATATAGTAAAGGTCATGTTCAATCACTAGTTATCATCATTCGTTCTGTGTTCAAATATGCGTTTAAATACTATGATCTACAAGATATAAGTGTACTAGATAAAATTGATATCCCTAAAAAAGCTAAAACTAGAGATGAACTACAAGCTAAACGAAACAATTATTTAGAAGATAGTGAAGTTAAAGAATTACTGGATTGTTTCGACTATCTAATTAAGCATAAAAACCATTCATCTCGTAAACGTAACTACAATATGGTTAAAGCTATAGTACAGTTTCAAATTGCTAATGGCATGCGTATCGGTGAGCTACTTGCTATCAAGAAAGACAATATAAACTATGAAGATAAAACTCTAGATATCGACGGTACAATTAATTGGGTAACCGATAAAGAAACGGGAGTATTTGGAGTAAAAGAAACTACTAAAACAAGTAAAAGTTATAGAACAATAGGACTAACTACCCAAAGTATCAACTTACTTAAAACACTTATTTTGGATAATAAGAAAGAAAACCAGTGGAATGAAGATTTTATTGATAGAGGATATGTATTCACTAATACAGCTGGTAGTCCTATAGACTTAAACAAAGTGAATAGCATTATTAAAGAGGCTACTGAGATTAGTTCAATAAAGAAACGTGTTACAACTCACACATTACGTCACACGCATATATCGTCACTTGCTCAATTAGGGATTAACCTAAAAGCTATACAAGAGCGTGTTGGACACTCGGACTATAAAACTACCCTAGAGATATACACACATGTTACTGATCAGATGGCTAAAGATATGATAAACAAATTGGAGAAAGTAGGTAGATAA